GAACGCTACAAACGCCGCGTCGAAATCCTCGGGCGAAGCTTGCTGGACGACCGCCGTCCGTTTGGAATTGACTGGGGCCAACGCAGCTGCCGCTTTCTTGGCAGCTGGGGACAGCTCACTTTCCGTCTTTGCAGGTGTGGCGACCTTGGCAGTAGGAGCCCCGACGCCGCTATCCTTGCGATACCGATTGACAAGGTCTGCGATCTCGTCAACTGTTCCGTCCGAAATAACACGGTTGTACGCTGGCTGTAAATAGGCAGGTTGCTTGCCAGCCCACTCAATCACCTTATCCCGTACATCATCGTAGTCAGGGATGGTGGTGTGGAGCGCAGTCTCATGCCGATCATCGGCCATGCTCTCCAGCATCGCGAACCGAGGCCCCACGGACTTGGCGATCTCCGCGAAGACATGGTCGGTGACCTGACGCGCCTGAACGCGCAGCATCACCTGCGCGGCGCGCATGACATCGGGCCAGTCTTCCTGGAACTTGGTGAGGAACGTCACTTCGTCCGAGGTGAATAGCGGCGTAGGCGCAACCGGCTCGGTCGCGGCTTCCTGCGCCGTGGGCGTAGGCGCTGTCTTCTCATCACCCCGCACGGCCTTCGCAAACTTGGCCAGCAAATCCGCTTCACGGTCAGTGACCGACGCTTCGGTCTCGGTCTCGGTCTCGGTCTCGGTCTCCGCAGCCTCGGCCGCCGCCTTTTCCTCGGGCGTCAGGTCTTCGAGACCCGTTTCCTCGGGGACCGTCGCGGCCGGCGCGGCCTCCTGCGCCGTGGCCACCTTCTCAACCGGCTTGGTTGCAGCCGCAGCCACGGGGATCGTCAGTCCCTCCAGCGGAATGGGCTTGTCGCCCAACGCCGCCAGTTGCTCGAAGGCCGCTCCGAAGTCGTCCATGCTTTCCTTGGTCTCTTGCGCGGTCGCCATTTACCTACTCCACCATGGTTCCGGCTATGGGCCGGGTGATCAGTCTCAGGAGGTTCGCGTACGCGGCTGCCTCCCCCTGCTTCTTCATAAAGCCTTCCTGTGGCACTGTCACCAGATCAGCCTTGCTGTCCTCCAGGCATATCCCCAGGAGCTGGACTACCCATCCCACCTCCGTTGTTTGCTTGTGCAGTTGGAGCTGCCGGATCAGCTCCGACCTGTCCTTGCGGGTTGAGATTGACATTGTTCAGTCCCTTTTCGAGTAGGTCGAGCACCGCCTTGACGGTCGCGGCGTCCGCCGTGGCCGTGTTTTTCTGCCCCTGCGAAATGTTCTTGAAGGCGTCGGACAGGAGCTTGCGCACCGTCGCCTCCTGAACCTGCTGCCGCTGATCCTGCTGCTGCTGGGCCTGCTGATCCTGCTGGGCCTGCCGCCGAACAGCCTCTTCCTTGCTGACCAGGACATCCCCCATGTCGCGAGATTTGATCCGCACCTCAATGAGTTTGCGCGCGTCGATATGGATCATTTCCTCGGGCTTGAGCGTGGCCGTGAGCTGATCCGCCTGGATGCAGCGCATCTCCTTGGCGATCAGTGACGTCGCCCCGCGCGCGATCACGTCGTAGTCGCCCTCGGGCGTCTGGGCCACGTTCAGCTTCTTGTTGAACTGGACGACGCTCTCAATGACCGACTGCGTGAATGCGTCGAACGCACGCACGATGTCCTTGAACGGCAGCGCCGCGTCGCCGCGCAACATTGACGCGCCGGCCGCCGTGCGCATGGGCTCGCTCGGGCTGTTGGCCATGTCGCCGCCCGTCATCGGCCCCACGAACGTCTCCGCGTCCGCGAACTTCATGAACAGCTCAATGATCTTGGTTAGCTCCGGTAGATGGCTGTCGATCCCGACATTGCGCACGGCGGGGAACTGGGCCGTCGCGTCGCTGCCCTCGCGATACCACACCTTGTACGCGGACGTGGATGTCAGGTCTTGATCCTGCCGCAGAAGGTCCGTGTTCAACTCCAGCTGGGGTCCGCAGCCGACCGACGCGTTGTCGAGCAGCATGCGCGTCGCGGCGCTGATCGCCATCTGGCTGTCACGGATGGCGTTGGGCAACCCGAAGCCGATGGGCGAGGTGTCATCCTCATCGAACAGGAATACGTGGGTGGTCTTGACGTCGGCGTCGAGCATCCTCCACGGGTTGATCGTCGCCCGGATCACGTTGCCGTCCAGCATCCCGATCTCGGCGTCGAGATCGTCCGCCAGTTTGTCGTCCGGGACGTCGCAGCCCGCGAGACGCAGATACTCACCCGACACCGCGCCGTGCCAAGTGATCATCTCGTACTTCATCGTCTCGGACTTCATCTCGTTGACGTTGACCTTGACGCCCATGGCCCGCAGCTCGGTCTCGAACGGCTGAGCGCGGTAGTTGCCCTGCGGGTTGCGCTGAAGAAATGTCCTGATCTGATCCGGGAAATAGTCGACGCGATCCATGAGCTTGCGCACCTGCGCGCGGGACATTACCGTACGCGTGAAGTGCCCGTCCATGCTCGCGAAAGTCTTGGCCGAGAGGTCCGGGTAGAAGTCCCAGACCGGCAGAAACTCAAAATGCGGCTTGTAGACCTTCTTCGAGCGCGGGTACGGCACGCCGTCCACCTCGTCCCACACCACGGCGCGACCCTCACGGACCATCGGCCCCTTGAGGACGCCCAGGCCGTAGAGAATGCCCGACCGGATGACGTCTCGGTTCAGTGAGATGTAGTCCTTGCTCTGGTGACCGCCCAGTTCCTGGAGCTGGTCGTCGATCAGCCGCTCCAACTGTCCCACACGGCCCGCCATGAACTCCTTGATGGCGTTCTGCGCGTACTCGACGTCGAGTTTGGGCTGCGTTCCCGCGTCCTCGTCCCGCTGTTTGGCCTCCTGGAGAGCCTGTTTCACCTCGTCGAGCGAAATATCCGCGTCCGGGTCGGCCGACAGCTCCCAGTTGCGCTCGTTTCCGGGGAACATGAGGTTCATCAGCCGAGAAAGCACCGAAATACACTTCACACGAGTGATCCGGGGGTAGGCTTTCGACCGATTGACGCTCAACTCCTTCTCGATCTCGGGGTCGTAGATGCCCAGATACTGCCGCTGGTTGCGCAGCCACCGCAGTTCCGCGATGCGCCGGTCACTGACGTACTGCATGAACAGGTGATTGAGGTTCTGCCCCAGCTGCCGCAGGTTTGCCGCGTCAATTTTCTTGACCGGGGAGCCTTCCGCGGAGGGCACCACGACCGCAGGCGGCTTGATCTCGGCTAGGGCGGTCGCGTAAGTCTGGGCCATGGGTTCATCTCACGTGATAGCTGCGTCCCGAGAAGGTCGGCGGCTTGAATGCGGACGGACCATACCGCTGCTCGCGCTCGGTCTGTCGGTGGAAGTATCGTAGCAAGTATCCGCCGCTGTCGCCAGAGTGCGACCACTGGTTCTTCTCGGGCTCCGCACCCTTGATGATGTCCTTCTTCTGGTCCATCGTGTACCGCCAGCCGCCCTTGAGCGCCCGGATGAGCACCCGGCAGCTCGGGTCGATCTGGAGCGCCGGCTTACCTCCGACCAGTCTGGTCAGGAAGTGCCGGTAGGCGTCCAGCCGCAGCGGCAGCCGGTTGTTAGTCTCGGCCTCGACCCGAAAGTGCTTCTGGAATGTCTTGACGACGGTGCCCTTGTCGTTCTGGTTGCGGAACGATCCCGCTGGGTCGGGCGCGATCACCACCCGCGCGCCTGGGCACCGCTCCCTGAGCGCCGGCTTGAGCCGCCGCGAGATCAGTTCTTCCGCCGACATGCCCGCCTGCACCAGCTCATGCAGGATGTTGATGGCCCCGTCGTCATCCTGCTGACCCAGGTACATGGCCGAGCCCGCCAACCCAGGGTCGAGCCCGACCACGACCGTGCGGTACGGGTCGAAGACCAGCCGCGACTTGGCGACGTGCATGCTCTCAATGAAGTCCGTGATCACAGGCGTGCCCGCGATGCTGAACCCCCACTCCGCTTTCACGAACTGGTTGATCCAGGCGCTGCTCTTGCCCTTGATCAAGTTCGTGTAATACTTCGCCTTACCCGGCAGGTTCTCGACATTCTCCGCGTCTGGACCCAGCGCGCTGGGCTGGAGGAAGTACCGGACGTTGTCGGGCCTGTCCTTGTGCAGATAGTCGAACCACCACTTGTCCTCGGTGCTCGGGTTCGACGACCCCCACATGCCCCAGTTCGACACAGGCGTGCCATCGGGCATCTTATAGCGCCCAACGCGCGCCGAGAGCGCGTCGATGATCGGCTTGGGGATTTCCACGAACTCGTCGATGATGACGAAGGTCACTTCGAGCGAGAGCACGCGCGCCACGTCGTCCGGGGTGTCGAGCGGGCGGAACAGCACCTCGCACTCGACGTCACCGAACCGCAGCGTGTAAATCTTGTCGGTGGCGTTCCAGTGACCCGCCTGTCCCTGCTTGAACCAGTAGCCCCACGACACCAGTGTGGTGTCCTTGAGCTGCGGCATGGTGTTGCGCACGATCACCGCGCGCGTGCGCCGGATGCCGTCCGGGCTCTTGGCCTGGAGGCTTGCCATGAAGCACAGCTTGAAGAAGATGCCCGTCGTCTTCCCGGACCCTACTGGCCCGACGATCCAGTCCATGAACAGATCGCCGGGCGTGTAGTCCTGGATGAATGCGCCGATGGTGGGCGGCGGAATATAGTCGATGACAGTCGTCACGACCTACCACTCCCAGCGATCCACCGATGCTTCAGGATTTCCATCTGCCCCAAGGCTTCGGAGAGGCTCGGCGTGCTGGACGCGCTGTTTCGCCACGGCATCCCGTCCAGGTAGTGCGCCACGATCACGACAGTGTCGATCTTCCCGGCGCGCGCGTCCTCCAGGCAGCTCTCCAGCAGCGCGACGACACTGCGCCGCGTTTCCTCGGTGGCGTGAACGACTGGGATCGGTACGACGGTCAACCTAAACTCTCTTCCGTGGACTTCGGGGTCTTAGGATTATTTCCCGAAAATGGTCTTCCGCAGCGTCTGGTTCTGGCCGCCCGAGCCCCAGTTGCCGCTGGTCTGCGTGTCTCCGGGTCCGGGAAGCGGCGCGGGCGGCGGGGTCGGCACCGACGTCGTACCGCC